GTTGCTCAAGGCTGACAGCCCTATGCTGTCCTCAACTGCTGGTACTTACCAAGCGATTTATGGTCGCAAAGTTTGGTCCCAATTGAACCAAGAGTTCAATGCATTTTCAATTCTACCAAAGCGACCGTGGGAACGCAGTGGATGGCGAGTCATCACTGCACGACCTTCGTTCACTGTTGGTGGCGGTGTTGCAGAAAACGCAACCCTACCGGACACGACCAAGCCTACCTTCCAACACATTGCCGCAAAGCCGAAGACTGTGGTTCACACCTTCGACATGAGCGAAACTGCAATGTTCCTTGCTGACAAGGATGACGGACTGGGCGACATTCGCTCAATCCTCAAGGAAGAAATGGGTAAGCACCACGCCGAGCATATCAACAAGATGCTTCTTGTTGACAAGGCTACCGCCGCTGGCAACGATTTCGAGTCACTTGACCGAATCACCACTGGTGCATCTTCTTCCGCTAACGAAGACATTTACTCAATCGACCGAAGTGCAAACTCTTGGTCCCTTGCAGAACACGATGAGAACTCCGGTACTGACCGAACTCTCTCCCTCGACCACTTGGACACCATCTTCCAAAAGACATGGACCCGTGGTGGCAATCCAAAGGTCATCCTTACAGGATATGACACTTTGATGCGCCTTCAACAACTCCTACAGTCGCAACAGCGATTCATGGAAGAGAAGCGAATCACTCCTACCTACAACGGTGTGAAGGGTGTTCCCGGTATCGAAGCCGGATTCATCGTCGCTACCTACAACGGTGTCCCAATCATCCCATCTAAGGATGTTCAAGCAGACACCTTGAGCCGCATGTACTTCCTCGATACGGACTACTTGTACTTCTCAACCGCTATCCCGACCCAATACTTCGAGAGTGGTATTGAAACTGGTGACCCATTCGCAATCAACCGTCTTGGACAAGAAGGAATGTACCGAACTATGGGAGAACTATGGACGACTTTCTTCGGAGGACACGCTTCAATTCGTGACCTTAAGTGATGGTGGATGAGAAAAAAAATAATGGAGATGACATAATATGGCACACAGTAATTTGACAGTGACGACGACCTACTTGGATATTGCAATTGGTGGAAACACACCGGGCGCACCTCAACTTGTTCCTAACGCAAATGGAACTGTTGGCGACAACACAGCATGGCTTTCCGGCGTTGCTGATTCCAGCGATGCGACCAAGAAATACCCCGGTAATTTGGATGCTTTCCAAGCCGCAAACTCAAGTAGCAACAAACCAGTTTCGGGACTCCGACTTGTTTCGGTTCTCCTAACCGGTGACACAGGAACAGCACACACCTTCGATGTAAACGCATACGACAGTGGACTAAGCAAGGTTTTCGCTTTGCTCTCCCTTGTCAACGACACCGACACCGACGAATCTTTGTTGGCGGCGGCTACCGTTGTTGCACACGAATCGGGTACAATCGCATATACAACTGGTGGGGCAACAGATGTTGTCTTGCTAACTGCAATCGTTGGATGAGGTGGGCTAATTGCCTACTGTGACCTTTTTGGGACCGTTCTTTGAACGCCCCATGCGACACGCAATGGGTATGTGGACTCGTGGAGAAGTCGTTGAAGTTGAGCAAGAATGGCTCAACGAGTGGCGACACACACTACCCGCATCACGCTTCTTGATTGAAGGTGAAGAGGAAAGTACCACAGACGCAGGTAATGACGGCTTGCCCGACACGGGTTGGAGCCGCAAAGACATTCTTGCTTGGTTAAAAGCACAAAAAGTACCTACGGGTGCTGGCTATCTTACAAAGACTGCCGCACTCAAACTGGTTGAGGAACATTTGAACCCTACACCAGTTGAGGAATCTTTAAGTGAAGTTGAACCCAGCGAAGAAACAACAGGAGATGAACAATAATGGGAACTGTAGCACAAGATATACGAACGCATGTAGTAGGCGACCTTTTGATGTTGTCCGGTACATTTGTAGCAGGTGGAAGAGAAGTTGATTACTCAAGCCATCTTACCAGCGTGATAGCCTCCGGTGGACACATTACATCGGGAATTGTCACAACTGGCGTACTCATTAACCAAGGGGCACACGAAGCCGCTGGACAAACAACTTTGACAGTCGATGGTACAAACGCTACCCTTGCTCTTTACCCCGGCCAATCTATCTACGCCGTTGATGGTACTTTTCAAGGCGTTTTGGCGGGAGTGGCCGCTACTGAATTGACTCTTGAAGCACCGGGTCTTATTGCACAAATGGATGACGATGCACCTATTTGCGTGTTCGGAGCCTACAAGCCCGGAGTCACACTTATCAGCAAGAGTCTTGACATTTCAGTGGATGAAACTCGAAAGGTACTCGTTATCGACGCACCGCAAAACACTACACCACCGGACGGTACTTCGGATTCGGCCGGTCGATGGTGGATTCTTGGTCAACGCTGAAACGGTGACTTAAATGGCATCACTAACCAAGATTGGCGTAAAGTGCTTCGGCCCTTTCTCGCCTAAAGAGGTAAATGCGGCGGCTACATGGGCGGCGGCAGTTGAAGACCTCATTCAAGCGGTTGCTGATTCAAGCAGTACGAGTTCTGTAATTGATACCGAAGTATTCCCTGTATTGGGAAATGTCTTTGTCATGGTGACATACCAACTCGCTTGAGGTGAGTAGGTATGGGATTTGATGCAAGAACCCTCGACCTTAGCGACATGGTGCGGTCGAGTAAGCAAGGTGTCAAGAACGATAGTGAGTACAGCATTGCCGCTGTGACTGACGAGCGAAACCCCCTCAAGGGTATTACATCTTCACAACGCAACCGTAATCGTAATATCGGTGATGTGCTGAACATAGGTTCGGGTACACGCTGTACACACTGCGGCTTCCTTCATTTTATGTGGAGAGCCACTTGTGGTAGTTGTGACAAACCAATGGAATACAACTTAGCAAGTCGTGACGAAAAGAACAGAATGTGATACTATGAAGATTTTGATTAAAGCGATTCAACCCCACCGACAAAAGGTGCTTACCGCAGATGGTGAAGAAATTCGCCTTCAACGGTGGGCAAACAAAAAAGTCGCTAACGAACTTCGTGGTGCTGGTGGTGATGCCGCAGGTGAACAGTTTACTCAAGCCCGTGACAAACTCATGTACGACGCTGTAGCGAACCCGGAGGAACACGGACTCAAGTTCATGAACGAAAGAGTACCCTTTGAGGGGCAAAACTTGGAAAGTTCGTTGAGTGAACCCAATGTTGAGAGTGAGATGCCTCAAACACCCGATTTGTTTGACAGTGAAGGTAAACTCCGTGATGGTATGCCGCCCGAAGAAGAAGAGTTCAACCCCGATGCCGAGGCTGAACACATGCGCCGTATCATGACCTCTCGCCAAGTTCCTATGCGTGATGCTTGGAGTATCTTGAAATTTGGCTATCCTTCGGTAGCAGGGGTTGAGATTCCCGAAGAAGTGCGAGCGAGGCATAATCCTACTCCAAGTAGTAAATGTGCCGAGTGTAGCAAAGATTTCTCACTATTCCGTGGTCAAGTTGCAAATGATATTTGTGCTGATTGTCAAAAGCAAATGGGCATTCCTTTTGATACGAAAGAACAGCAAGGGTGAGGGAGGGTAATGTATGCCAGTAGTGTTCAGTCCCGGTGAAGCGGAAACCCGCCCACTTGACCCGTCTGCTGTAGTGTACACCACCGCCCAAAAAGTCGCTGACCTACTCGATATTGGACCAAGCGAGGCTGTCCTCGTAAGTGCCGACAGTGCTACTGATGGTGTTTTTATCACTGGTGGCGACTATCGAAACAACGGCTACAGTGTTGGTGACACACTTTTGATTTACTCCGATGCAGACCCTATGGGTTTTGAAAAAGTCATTACTGCTATCACCAGTTCAGCCAGCGGTGTAAAACTGACTTTCAGTGGTAGTATTACGGCGGCTGATTATCAAGTGGCTGACAACACCTATGTGCAAAATCAAGCATCGTTCACAGATGGCCGTACTCGTGGAATGACGAAGGCAAAAGTGGACCATGTTATTCTCAAGATGCAAGACCGCATCGACAATCTTACTCGCAACGCTTGGCGACCTTATTTGGTATCAGCCGAGTACATCAATTTCGATACCTACAAGCCATACCGACGACGGTACTACACTGATTATGTCGGTACTGCACCCCTCCTTTTTAGGAATGTACAGCAAATTCTTCGCCTTGAACTATGGCAAGGTGCTGACTATCGTGAAATTGGTGCGGCAGAAGCCCGTGTAAAGTTTGAGGATGTGTCTTCCCTTAGTTCAGCCGCAGTGTACTTTTCACCCGGTAATGGAAGTGTTGCTACTCTTGCTCAAGGCACTGGTACAGGCCAGTGGCGTGACGACTTTGATGCCGCTACGGTAGCGCAAAACTTTGCTGACCTCATCAACAAGGAAGACCGTGTAAGCAAAGCGGCTGTTGAGTTTTCACCAACATTTACACTTGAAGGCTCTACATCAAATATCGCTATTCATAATGAGTTCTTGGCTACTGCCAACGCTGATTACGGTACAGGTGTGGTCAAAGTCACCAGCATGAGGGGTGTAAAGGCTGGTGAGGTGTGTAGTATGGTCACCAATTCATCAAGCATTGCTATTGACCAAACACAGACCAACAGCACTACATTCACAAGCCTTGACAGTACAACTATCAATGTAGCATCTACAGAAGGATTTGTAAACGCTGGTGTTGCTATTGATGCCAGTGGCGATGTATTCCGATACACAGGTAAGACGGCTACCTCCTTCACAGGATGCGTGGCTGTCACCGGTAGTTTAGGAGCAATTACAGGGGCTATCACCCAACAATCACTCTTAGTTGACCTACAGGGTGGTAGCGGTAGTGGTGACAGTGGCCGACTCCGTGATTGGTGGCTTGACCACGAAATGGGGATTGTTTACTTCAACAACTCCTACCCGTTCTTTGAATGGAACGCTATCAAAACCAGTTATATTTACGGTGAAAGATACCTTGAGAAAGCCATTGAAGATGTATGTACCAAGATGGTTGCCATTGAATTATTGATGGCTGACGACCGCTCGGTGCTTATTCCCGAAGGTACACAGAACATCGACCTTGCGAGCAAGGTGCAGTTATATCAAGCCGAAATCGACCGAACCCTACCAAAGTATGTCGAAATGGTGGTGTTTGAGTGAGTGTCCGAGAGTTCACAGAACAAGGTGATTACTTTCATATTGGAATTACTGAAATGTACATTAAAGACAAGCAATTGCAAAAGCAAATGCGTGAAGAGTTCACTCAAGAACCCAAAGATTTTCGTGAGCGAATGATGGATATTGAGGCTACTGCTCAAGGCTTACAACAAAAAGATGGTGCATACTTTAACACTTCAAGTAAAAAACAAGCCACCGATGAAGAGATGGAAAAACTCTTGAAAGCCACCGATGATGCGATGCTACGGCAAAATCCGAAGATGGTGGAAAACAACTTACAATACAAAGATGGTTTTATTATTCCTTTAAACTTCAAAGAACTTAGCGACAAAATAAGTGGTGGTATTTGATGGTTGCAACTTGGACTGAATCACTTGATGTTATCATCAACCTGTTTCAAACTGACTGGAATCGGGGAAATACCAGCAATATACGCCCCATAGTAATTGATATTGCTTCCACATCGCCGGAAAGAGGAAAGCGTATTGATTTGCAACGCCATGATTACATTATGTGCTATGAAACAGCACATAACGAAGAAGCACCGGAATTGTTCTATGATTTCGTCACTTCTCGCATAAATATCACAGTTGATATGCGAACTGTTAAGGGGAGGAAGCATCTGCAAGCACTTGAGAACGAAGTGCGAAGGCTGATTCACTCGAAAAGAAAGGGGGATGGAGTAAGTTTTGACCGTTTAGTTTTCAAGACCCGCACCGACCTTTCCGACCGTAGCAAGCAATTATTCCGTATGACATTCCAAGTTGAAGTAGTAATACTCGCAGAAGCAATACCATGAGTTGATTAACATGCCAAGCACAGTGTACAAGGGCGATTTAGCAGAAGTATCATTTGCACCGGAAACGGGTTTGCGAATAAGAATTGGTACGGGTGCAAACTCCGATGTGGGGCTAACTGTTGGTACGGCGGCTGGGAATATCACAGAATTAACTTTTAAAGCAGAAGTAAATGATACCTTATTTCAAGAAGATAACCACGCCAATACAGCAGACCGTCACGCTTTGAGATACCCCGTAAATGGTCTTGTAGGTTCTCAACTTATTTGGACCACTTCGGGTGGAAGCGGGGCTGATGATATTGTATCGGGTGACTTAGCAAGTAATGGGCGCATTTTTACTAATGTTGAAAATGATGGTGTCACTCTAAAAATTACACCTGCTATGCTTACACCTGCTATGGCAACTATGGGGCCGGGCAATGTGTTAGAAATTTTACCTTACAAAACTCCACCGATGGATGTTGCTATGTCAAAAGCAACTACAGGCGCTCCGGCAACAGAATCTTTCAAAATTGACCAGTTCTTGGGTATTGCTACGGCCCTCACCCTACCCGAAACTAAGGTGGACTTGAAGCGGTTCCATGTTGTAGGGCTTGGTCGTGATGTAAGCGTGCAAGTTCCCGGCAAACTTACCAACGAAGGTGGCTCATTTGAAGTCGCTATGCATTCTGCTCGCTGGCTCAAATACTGTCTTGGACATGAATTGTTAAGCAAACTTCAAACTTCACTTGCCAGTGATGTGACACTTTCTCTTGGCTCGGCTTCTTTTGCTGGTCAATCACACATTGTTCTCAACGCTCACGATGCTCAAGTTGCTGTAGGCACTTACATTGAAATTCAAGACCCTACAGAAGTTCCTATTGTAAGCGACCATGAGCCGGAAACAGGCTCGGCTGAATGGGATGGAACACTTACTGACTTTGATTTTGATTTGGCGCAAACAAATGAAATCCGAAGAGTAATCGGAGTTTCGGAGAACACAGGCGACCATGTTGTGTACTTGGATGAACCCTTGAAATATGCTCACGATTCGGGAAGAGCAGTTGAAGTACGAATTATCGGTGATGCTGATACAAACCCTGTAGCAATTGGCACTGATAATACCATTACTGATTCTGTTTCACATCTTCTTTTCTCTCGCACCACTCAACCATCATTTGCTCTTGAAGTATCACAACGCCGCCGAGATATTGACTCAAATGCTGGTAGTACCGATGGTGGAGTTAATGACTCAAAGGAATTGACTCGTGTGTTCCGTGGCTGTAAGGTCACTGACTTTACCATGACAACTGACAACGATGCGGCACTACGCCTTTCAGTCAACTTCAATGCGGCTCTTTGCTACACCGATACTGGTCGTTTAGAAGCCACACCGTTGACAAGATATGGCGCACATCGCATGTTTGATGATACTGCCAGCACCGAAGCAAAGCGTCTTGAATCGGGTATTGGTAAGGGAACGCAGAAACCGTTTATGTTTTACAACGGTAGCATTACTTTGGCTGGACAACAAGTTGCTCAAGTGATGAACTTCTCATTAACCGGACAAACAGGTATGCAAGCATTCCATACCATCAATGGACAGTATCAATCAGCATCAGCATCAACGGACCAAGTACCATTTGCTGGTGCGAGAAACGCAAACCTCATGGTTGAAGGTCAAACTTCGTATGAAATGACAATGGAAATTGCAGTGGATGACCCGTTGTTTTACCACAAAATGCGTACAGGAACGGAGTTCAGTGTACACGGTGAAAACAACTCAACAACCAATCAAATTCGTATCATTTTTGAAAAGAATAAAATAGGTAGTACAGCAGACCTACACACCGAAAAAATGGTGCTTTTGATTGATGATTACTACATTATTGAAGCACCACTTCAAATTCCCGAAGACAAAGGTGTGGTAAAATCCACACTGAAAATTATGCCAAAGTCTATCAAAGTCTTGGCTCGTGATACTATCGCAAAGTATTGAGGTGAAAATATGAAGCAATCACTACAACAATACCGCCGCCTCGGACCAGTTGGATATGCCAAGTGGGTGATTAAGGCAAACGGTCTTGACATAGTGGAAACAGACATTGACTGTGCTTCAAACCACACCATTCACGCCGCTATCATCGACATACTCAACAACCCTGTTGAAGTGGTCGAAGAAGAAATCAATCCA